TCTTTACAAGATAGTCTATCTGTTAAATGATGTAAAACATCCCCATCTAAAAAAATTGCGACATGATTTAAATTATTAGAAAAAATTGACATAAATAATAAATCTCCATTTATTAATTTTTCATCAGGTGTAAGTTCTCTGAAACCTGTTTCCTCTGCACATTTCTCAAACATAGGGTCTTTGTTAAAATCTTCTAGTGTTGTAGGTCTGTGCCAGTCAATTAAATTTATATTTAGTTTTTCTTTGTACCAGTCTCGAACTAAGGTATAGCAGTCTGTGACTCCCCAAGCCCACTCTCTTCCTAAAATAGGTGCTTTATATCCTGTAGGCTCTAAATAGCCCCATGACTCTGTTTTAGGGTTAACTATGTACCATTTAAGATTGCTTTGTTCACATGCAACTTTATCTGACTGACTAGGAACAGGTGGTGTTACAGGGTGGCTATGAACTACAGCAACAATATCTCCTGTATTATCTGCTCTTACATAATCTTCTGGGTCAAGAATAAAACATTGAAACGAAGTCTGGGATAAATTACGACAAGGAAAGTATTTTTCTTTACCTCTGATGTTCAATAAAAGGCCACATGATTCATTAGGGTCTTGGTCTTTCGCATGAGCAAGAGCAGAATCTTTCCAGTTCATGCAATAAATGTTCCAATGCTAGGAAAAGAATCTCTTGTGCAAATACGTTTTGGACTCCTTACCCCAGCAAGATCAAAAGGAGCAGCAAGTTCAAATTCAACAATATCTCTGGTTTCTGTTGATTTTCTATCAATTTTATATATTTCTCTTGGAAATTCTGCTGTGGGGTCTGGTGTTCCCAAAGGATTGACCTGTTGAGTAGAGGTAGTTGTTGTCTGTTGGGTTGTTGTGTTTGGGTTGTTCATTGTAATTGTATTACCCATTCCATTACCATGAACTGTGCAGTAATATCTCAAATCGCTAGGAGCAGATGGGTAAGCTGGTTGATAGGTAACAGTTGCACCAGATTGTCCAGCAGTTCCGACTACAGTTGTAGTCTGTGATCCTCCAGCATCAGATTTTATCGCTAAAGGGTGTCCACTATTTGAAGCATCTGCCTGATTAAATATATAAGTAGATCCTCTTTTCATTGTAAGAACAGGATTATTAGAACCATTAATTGCAAAGATATTGGAACCGCCTACGTTTACAACTGTTACTGTGTAGGTTACAGTTTCAGCATCTGCTGGGTCAGCAATCGTTTCAGTGGTTGTTGTGCTAGTTGAAGTCACAGGAAAATTTACATTATCAAGGTATCGGGCAAGTGTTCTAATCCTAGTCACAGTGCAGCCTGTCAGGTCATTTCCTGTCGTTACCTGATTTACATTTAACAAAATAGCTGTGATAGTTCCAAGAGCATTACTTACAGTTAAGGTCGGTCTAGGAATCTGGCCACGTTGATAAGCGAAGCCCTCTGCTGTGATCGGTAGCTTTATGTAAGTATTACCAGCCCAGACTATATCTCCATTATTTACAAGACTTGTTCCATTATGAAATCTGTAAGTTTGAGCAGAACCATGCAAAGCAACAGTTGTCTCTAAAGTAAAAAGCTCAATAATCGCAGAGGGATTTATTTTCTGTAAATCTGTAATTATTGGAGCAGTACTCATGGCTCAAACACCTCCCTAAAAGTAGCATTGATTGTTGCTCTGTTGTTATAAGGTATTGATTTTGTCCAGCTTTCGCAAACAAACTTTCTTTCAGAATCGCCCTCTGGTGTGTATTCAAAGCTATCTTGATCGTTTGCTCTAGCATCTAAAAAAGTTTCGATTGTATCTGAATCTGTCTCAGAAACATTAAAAGTAAAGTTAAAAACTTTAGGGTTTTGATTTTGTGCGAGGCCAAAAACTATCCTCTGTTCAAATCCATCCGCAAATCTTACGACTCTATTTATTGGTGCATTATTCTTTCGTGTTCCATAAGTAGGCTTTATGTCTGGAAAAGTTGCCATTATGCTAATAATCCCCCTGCTCTTTTTTGTTGTATTATCTCAGATTGTACCGCTACGGCAATAAGCCTTCCAAGTTCTCTACCTTCTTGTTCTCCTCCCTGTGCATCAACACCGCCTTCCATACTGACATTAACTACAATATTGTTAGTCATTCCACCCATCTTGTCGTTTGGAATAATCGTACCAGCAGTTGAAGGAACAAATAATTCTGGCCCTTTCTCTCCTACTATTGATGGTTTGCCTACTGGCGGTCTGCCTCCAGCAGCAAAACCTGTCAAATTTTCAAATATTCCAAAACCAGTGGATTTAAGCAATGTATTAATACCAAGTCTTAAAAGATCACTTGCTATGCCCTGCAATATTGACCTTGCAGCTTCGCCAAGAGTCTTTGTTTGCATAACAGCATCATGTAAAGCATTAGAAACACCTGTAGCAATATTATCTCCTACTTTTTTAAACGATTCACTTAATTTTCCTGTTGAATCTGTTGTCTCATCAATAGCATCTTTTTCTTTTTTTATAGTTCCAAGACGTTTTTGTAATTCTACTATTTGCTGTCTGATGTTTTCTAACGCTTCTCTTCTTAAACTTCCACCTCTTTTCTGTATTTCAAGTACTGCTGCTCTAGCTTCAAGAGTTTTGATAGCTGCTTTAACTTCCTCTTCCCCACCTTGTTTTACTAAAACATTCAATTTTTTTTGTTGTTCTATATTTTTAATAATTGCAGTTGTAATTAAACCAAATGCAGTTGCTAAACCTATTAAAGGCAAAGCGTTCATAGCAATTCCTAAAGCTCCTGTCGCAATCGCAGCCGTTTTCGTTGCTATTGATGCAGTTGCAGATGCCTTCGCAAAAGCTATTGCCCCAATAGTCGTTGCTTTAAATTTAGCGATCAAAATAGTTTGAGCCGCAGTAAGTAGTGTCACAAAGGTTGTTAAACCTTTAACAGCTAAAGCAAGTCCAGTAAATATTCCAATAGTTTTTGCAAAAGGTGTATTTAAAAAATTTCCAGCAGCAATAGTTAAATTTGTTAAAGCTTTTATAGCTGGCAATATAACTGGATTTAACTGTTCACCAAAAGCTCTTGATAAATCCTCAGTTGCATTTGATAAATTTTTAAATACTTGCGTAGGGTCATTTTCTATTAAAGCTTTTAATGATGTAGCACCTTCAGTTTCTATCTTTCTTAATGCTCTCAAAACAACATCACTTGTTAATTTGCCTTGTGAAGCAAACTCTTTAAGTTTTCCAATATCTGTGTCTAATTCATCTGCGATTGGCTTAAGTATTGTTGGGATCTGCTCTGAAATACTCCTAAATTCATCACCTTGTAATCTACCAGAGCCAAGTGCTTGAGCTAATTGTCTAAAAGCGTTTGATGCTTCTATTGTTGATGCACCAGCTAATTTTGCAGCAGTGTTAAAACCAAAAAATGTAGACTTAATATCTTCAACACCAACTCCTAAAGGGGCTAAACGTGCTGTGATATCAGTAACACCCTCTAATGCCTCAGTAGCACTCAATCCAAAAGCTTTTTGTGCATTAGCAGCTATTTCTTGTGATCTCGCAAAAGTACCTGATGATTTTGTAAGTAAACCTAACCTTACATTTAACTTATCAAAGTTTGCAGATGTTTTTATTGCTTGTCTTGCCAGTAGAGTAATTCCAATACCACCTATTGCAGTTCTTAAACCACCAAATGACTTTTGTAAAGTATTAGTTTTATTTTGTACTCCCTGCAATGCTCTTGTTGCACTGGTGGCATCTACAGTAAGTTTTACATTAGCCTGTGCCACAAATAAAAAAAGCCTTTATTATATATTACCTTGAATTGTGTTTTTGTCGTTGTATAACTCTTTTTTCTTGTTCATGTTTATTTTCATAATATGCAGCCCAAAAAATTAGTTCCTCTTCAGTAATTAATTTTCTAAGCTCTTGTAATGTTTTACCTAATTCTATTGCGAGAAAAAACTCAAAATTTAACCAGTTATCTCGCTTTAATCTTTTTTTGCTGTATTTGTATCAAGTTGTATATCCATCATAAAAAGCTCAAGATCATTTAAGACAGTTTCTGGCAAAAATCTTTTTAAGTTTTCAGCATCAGCAGATGCGAAAGCTTTTGTGCCATCTTCATTTTCTGCTAGTTGGCAAAGAAGTCTAGTTGATATTGTAAGAGCTTCTTCAGTTCCAGCAGCCGCTTGTGCCTGTATTCTGTCAAATCTTGTTAATGGTGAAAAATATAATTCTTTCAACAGTTCTCCGTTTGGCTTTTTAAGTTCATATTTCCTTCTAGCTGTCATTACATCACTAAAAGCTTCAGTGATAAGGTCAACGTTTCTTTTTGTGGTCATAAGTAAAGTGCGAAGTATTTTAAATTTACTATATAGCTGAAGTTATTGCACCATTAGTAATAAACGTAATACTAACCTCTTGTATCTCTCCGAGTGTGGCTCCATATTCTGCATTGGTAATAATGCCAGCAAAACCAATTTTTTTACTTGCTGTTCCACTGTCAGGAAATAACTCAAACAAAGCATCACCAGCATCGCCAGTTACAAGAACATCATCTATAAAGGCTTGATAATCTGAGTTACCACTTGGGTTATACAGTAAAGTTGCAGAACCTTCACCAGAAATAAGACCACCGACAAAAGATTTAGAGGTTGCTCCCATCGCAGTCGTTTCTTGAGTGTCCTTACTAACAGACAATGACCATGCTCTTAAATCTGAAATGTCAGCTTCAGTACCGCCAGCATTTTCAAACATGATTTTTCCTACATCACCTTTAACAGCCATAACAAAAAAAAGAAATATTTATAAATATATTAACTCTTTTCAGTCTTTTTTACATCTTTTTTAGATTTTTGTTGATTCTCCATATATCTTTTGCATCTATTGTCCCAATAATTTGCCTCCCTCCTACCTTTTACCGCTTCGATAGCGTCAAGCATTTCTTCTGTAATTTCAAGCTTTGGCATAATTAAAGATCCTCATATATTTCAAAAGTTATTCTTAATTGCGTTTGAAACTTGCCTTCTGGACTTGAGGCTAAAATCTCAGGGCCAATAGGTGAATCAAAAATAACATTTGAAACTGTAATATTATTGTAAAGGTCACGCAGTCGTTTGCCAATTACAAAGTTTGCACCAGACCCAATCCCCTCCTCTGTAAAAATATTTAAAAGAATCAAACCGACAACACTATTGGTTGAGTTAGCAGACCCTCCCATAGTTAAATAACTACCAGTACCAAAGCTTGTAACGCACTGTACAAAGGTATCTTCTGCTGTTGAGTCAAAGGTCATATTATTAAATACAACAGGAATCGCTGGGCTTGAAGCAAGCTCTGTGGCTAACCTAGCCTCTATTGTGGATCTAACTGTATTTAAATCTGTTGCAGCCATTAAATACCTCTTTTAATTCTTTCATACTCTCTTCTTGCATATTGTTCAAGCTCTTTTCCTATAAGTTCTGGAAAACCAGCAACAGTTTCTTGTCTTGTTCTGTAAACCTTTCCCCATGATGGTGGTAAGTTAGTTCCAAAGCATACTGGTTCTGCATAAGCTAAATTATTTATTATTGTGCCTTCTAAAGGTTTTATTTCTGTCTGCCAAGCTGCTCTAAGCTGACCACCTCCCTTTGGTTCACCTTTATAAACAACTCTAACTGGTGTTGCTTTTTTAACTCTTTTAGTCCATTCCAGAGTTGTTGCAGCCACTAAATCCTTCACCGCTTCTCTCATTACATCATCTATTTGATCTAGCCTTATTTTTCTTGTCATGTTTACCTCAAGATAAGATCAAAACTTACAGGAGTATTATTTTGCTCATTCGTCACAATTTGAATAATTTTAAATTCTACGCTACTAATAACAACTCTATCTTTTGTAGTAGGGACAAAGGTTAAATCTCCAGCAGATATAGTAAGCAATTTATCCTGTGACTCAATCAAATCATTGACCTGATTTCTTGAAACATTACTTAATGCACCTTTGATTGTGGTATCAGATGTAGATTCTGTTATCGCTCCAGTAGTGGTATTGTATGCCCCTGCTGTTACTTGTCTGATAGTCACATCACCACCAAGCTTCTTCAGTGAAGCACTAGCAGCTTTTTTTAGTGCATTAGCAAGACTCATAGTGAATAAGCTATGACCTGACCACTTGCAAGAGTGATGCTTGTGATAACACCTTCAATTTCTGAAGATGATTTCATGGTGATGCCGTTAATAGTTGAAGAACCATTTTCTGTTAAGTTTTCAGCAACTAAAGTTACCTCTGCATTTGACAAGCAATGCACT